GTATAATAAAAGTAAATGAATTATTAAAAATACATAGCGAACTAAAAAAACATTTTTTAGAGTTATCTTTCGTATGTGAGAAATTATGTGAATTAGATAATAATTTTCCACCAAATGGTTTATGGGTTGAATACTATAATCTTAAATGTCTAAGCGATATTATTGTTATTAATATCTACAAGAAAAAGAGTATTATAATATAAATATTATAATATAAATCAATAGATCTAATATATTTCAATAAATTACCAATATTGGAAAAAATTTAATATCTATTAATATAATTTTTAAATATTTAAAACTTATATTATGTGAATAAATATAATCAGTCAAAAAATTGATATTCTAACATTATATTTATAATATAATTTATAAATAGTATAATTATGGAAGTAGGATATATTTACATAAGAACTAATGAAGGATGGAATAAATATGATGCTGTTAAATTAGGAAAAACGTTAAATATTTTAGATAGAGAACAAACATATATATCAACTGAAATAAAAAAAGGTTTTTATATGATGATTATAGCGTTAGATTCAATTATTTTAGATAATATAGAAAAACAATTACAAGAATATTTTAATTCATTAAATTTACATATTAAATTTAATTCAGGGATTGAATTTTATAAAAAAGAAATAATTAATTTTATTATACCTTATTTTGATAAAAATAATATTAAATATAAAATTTTATCAGAGTCTGAAATTAAAAGTTTACTTATACCAACTAGTATGAATGATAAAGTTATCAAAAATAATATTGAAATTAATAATTTTGACGAGAACGATAAAAAATTAATAGTAAAAAAAACAAAACGAAGAAATTACCCGATAAGTTATGAAGAGGCGAAACAAATAATATTAAGTAACAATATAAAAAATAAATATAAATATTTTGAATTGTGTGAAAAGGATAATAGATTATCAAATGAACCTGAACTAACATACCGTGGACTATTTTGTAATTGGATTGAATATTTAAGTATTGAAAGAATATATTATGATTTAAAAACGTGTATAATAAAAGTAAATGAATTATTAAAAATACATAGCGAACTAAAAAAACATTTTTTAGAGTTATCTTTCGTATGTGAGAAATTATGTGAATTAGATAATAATTTTCCACCAAATGGTTTATGGGTGGAATACTATAATCTTAATTGTCTAAGCGATATAATTAAGATTGTCAATAAAAAAAAAAATAGGTTGCGGTTAATAACGGAAAAATTTTATCTTATAATAAAATATTATGGTGAAACAATAATTATATAAAAAGACATTTGATCGACAAATAAAATTAAATAAACAATTTCCAATTAATGTGTTATCCAAAATTATTTTTTTAATTTGTAGTAAATATGATACTTTTTATATAACAATAATAAATATTTATTAATGTTCACATAAATTAATATCTCTTTGGTTAAATGTTTGTTTATGATTTGTTCTTTCAAGCATCAATTTTATTCTATTTTTATGAGCTATAGTAATATCATAATTTTGTTGTTTTATATGTTTTGTTGATTTTATTCTAACATCTGGATTTATTAACCAAAAAACAATAATAGTCCTGGATTGATTACTTAACCCATTATTAAACATATCTACTTTATGCACATGAGAATTAGGAAAAACAATTAACCTATTTTCTTTTAAATTTACTTTTCCAACAGGAACATGTTGATTAGCAACTATATTTTTTATATGTTTAATCGGATCTTGATTTATGCTTCCACGTATATAATTTTCTTCTTGTTCTGTATATGATCTTTTAAATAAGATAGAACCTTTAAAACACGAATCTTGATATAATGTACATGATGCAGTAGCTACAATATTTTCATGCGGCATTCCTTCAATATGCCATGCACCTATTAAATCACTTTCTTTGCTTAAATTAATTGTTACTATTTTTGTTATAACTTGTATTGTTTTATTTTTTAATCCATACGTTTTTAATTCATTGCTTTCTGATTTAATTAAATTACTAAATGACCATACATTTTCTAATTGAGGTAATACATATTCAAATAATTTTTCTATTTGTTTGTACAAATCAGTATACGTTAAAGGTAAATTATTTATATATGAATTAATTTTACACTTTCCATTATTATCAATATCAAACTCACTCGGTAACCATTGAAACTCAGATTCTTCATATTTTCTAGACCAAAAGTCTGATAATTTATCTGATTTCTTTGTTTTAATCAATAATGGATATATTGAAGGATGAATAATATCTCTTACTTTATTATCCGAATTTGGATGATAATCTACTTTAATATTATTAGAAAATATTATTATTTGTTCTAATAAACTTTGTGTTAATGTACTTGGAATTTGTTTTACAATTACACCACTTTTAAGAAAATTATTTATTTTTTTGTTTTGATATTTATTAATACTTTCAACAAATTTTAATAAATATTTATCATAATATTTCGCAATAACTTTATTATTTATTATATCGTTATCTATTTTATAATATTTATCTTGTTTATGTGATATTTTATTAGAAAATTTAAGTAATTTATATATGTAAGGACTAATAGATTGTATTCTTAATTTTTTTTCTATTAGTTTGTTTTTAATATTTTTTTCTTCTATGTCATTATATCCTTTTTCCAGTTTGTTTAATATTTTTTTATCATAATTATTTTTTGCAATTATTTTATTTGGATATGATATTAAATTTTTGCTTGTTGTTATATCTTTTCCACTTTTTACTATTGTTATATCATTATTTTTTAATTTTATTTTCCATATAGTTGATTTATTATCTTCATTTAAATATTCTAATATCGTTTTCATTTATTTAAAGTATATAAAAATAAAAATTGATTATTTTAAAGTTTATATAATTATAAAAACATAAGTTAATAAATTAACTGTTAAGATTAATGAATTTATTAACCATATTATAACTTTTGATAACGTTGATGATATTTTAAATATTTGTAAAACACAATCTGAAAAAGGTTTTATTTTTGAAAGATTATTTGATATTGTTATTACAGTTATTTTCATAAAATTAAAACATATAAAAAATTGAATAATTATTACCTAAAATTAATCAATAATTAAAAAACTTTCACCGTAGCCATTTTGGCTCAAGTGTATTAAAGTACAGATTTTGATCGTGCTTTGATTACCCGAGACTTCTTGTCTCAAACCATTCAATTCTCTTTCTATCTCTTCGGTTGTTTGCTCAGTTATCGGAAAGCTCCGGAAACATCGCCAGCATGACCGAAGCAATCACATGTGACGTTGGGGGGGTATCTGCCAAAACCAACACAATCGACAAAGAAGTCAACGAACTCACGGATCTGTCCAACCAAATTGTCGATCTCGCTATAAGAGCAAAAAGCAAACTTTATATTTTCATCCAGGCGAACGAAGAACTCTCTTATGAAGATTCCATGTATATTCACGAAAACACCGAAGGTGTCACAGTTCTCGCGGATGACTTAAAAGAACGCGTCTCATGTGCTATAAAATTAGCAGGTCAAATCATTAAGTACTCCGAACGCGATGGACTTTCGGAAATATGCAGAAAAGACTGCATTGAAAGAATCAAGAAAAACCTCTCCCGACTCTTCAATAAGATCAAAAAGACCAAATCAAATCTCGTCGCATTGATCAAAAAGATAGAAGCATACGAAATTCTTGAAGAAATTAAAAAAATTGAGTCACTGTTTGAAGAGTTGGATGACTTGATAACACATAACGACGGCAGCGAAGACAGCGAAGACGAATTCGACGTATTAATTTCAGCCTTATCGGACAAGTTGACCGCTTGATTTTTGGAAAAAGCACTAACTTAGTTAGCACTGTACAGGTGTGCTCAATTTCGCGAGTTTATCGTTAGCCTTTTCTCATTGTTTCACTCGCTTAGTATTTTGTTAACCTTTTCTCATTGTTTCACGTCCTTAGTGTTTTGTTAGCCTTTTCTGTGCAAAAATTCCTCATAGTTGATGTTACTAAATTTTGTTCAATTGCAAAAATATTAATTTTAAATTTTTGCAATTGAACAATGTAATAATAACTAAATATTACAGTTATTTTCACAAAAAGTTTACAAACTTAAAAAAATTTGACTTTATATAAATATGTAAAATCGAACTGTAAAAATAAACGCTTCTATCAATATATACATATAATGACATAAATAAAATATAAATAATAAATAGGACTTATCCCGTTTGAGTTCTTTAAAAAAAGTTATTATTTTTTTGAAAAAATTGAATCAAAAATTTGATTATCAAGAAATAAAAACTTTTTCATAACGGAATAGAAGTTATTGATGAAAAAAAGTTGTATAAATTTATTTTTTTATTATTTGTTTATTATTGTCAATTTCACAAAAATAATTACAGTAAAATAAAACAATTTTTTTTTTAAAATATTATAATATTAGCATATACTTTTTTAAAATTGTTTTAACTGTAATATGTATATATTACAAATTTTATAAATGAGGTAAAAATATAAGTAAAATTATATAATATATGTATATATTATATAATTTTAAATCTATAAAAAATTGATATTTTAAAATCTTAATTTAAAAATATTATTACTATATTATATTATGGAATATACTAATATAGAATATATATTAAATGATATAATTACTAAATCTAATACTTCTAATATATATAATATTAAAAGTATAGTAGAAAAAGTTAGTGTTAGATTATGTCACAACATATCATTAAAAGAGGTATATGAATTAATAGCGGAAGTATGTATTAATATGTCTACAATAGATCCAATATATTCATTATTAGGTGGAAATATATTAATTTATTATTTACATAGTGTTTCACATGATACATTTTTTAAAAAAGTTAAATATATGAAAGAAAATGGAGGATTAATAAATGATACATTTTATAATTATGTTGAAAAAAATAAAAATTTTTTAAATGACATAATAAACTATAAAAATGATTATAAATATGATTATTTTGGATATAAAACACTAGAAAAATCATATTTATTAAAAGTGGATGGTCAAATAATTGAAAGCCCTCAAGATTTATTATTAAGATGCGCTATAACGCTTCAGATTAATAATAATTCTGATATCGAAAAAACATACAGGTACATGTCAGATTTTTATTATATACATGCAACCCCAACATTATTTAATTCTGGTCTTAAAACTATGCAACTTTCGTCATGTTATTTATTAGGTGTAAATGATGATTTGAATGATTTATGTAAGTCATTTGCTGGATGTGCTCAAATATCTAAATGGTCTGGAGGTATAGGAATCCATCTATCGGGCATTAGAGCTAATAATAGTAAAATTAAAGGAACTAATGGTATTACGAATGGAATAGTTCCTTTAATAAAAATATATAATGATTTATCAAAATGGGTAGACCAAGGGGGTAAACGACAAGGTTCTATATGCATTTATTTAGAACCTCATCACCCAGACATATTAGAATTTTTAGAATTACGTAAAAACTATGGTAGTGATACGGAAAGAGCTAGAGATATTTTTTTAGCTTTATGGGTTTCTGATCTTTTTATGGAATATGTAAATGATGATTTGGACTGGTATTTATTTAGTCCAGATGATTGCCCTGGTTTAAATAATGTATACGGTGAAGAATATAAAAAACTATATAATAGTTATATTGAATTAAAATTAGAAAGAAAAATAATAAAAGCAAGAACAATATGGTCTGCCGTTATTTCATCACAAATAGAAACAGGGATGCCTTATATAAGTTTTAAAGATACCGTAAATAATAACAGTAATCAAAAAAATATAGGTATTATTAAATCGTCTAATTTGTGTAATGAAATAGTACAATATTCCGATAATGACGAATACGCCGTTTGTAATTTAGCATCAATTAGTTTAAAATCATGTATTGATAATTATGATAATTGTGAATTAAATACAATTATCATATATGAAAAAGAAAATTGTGTTTTTTGTGATTATGCTAAAAATTATCTGAGTAATAAAAATATTAAATATAATGTAATTGAGTTTTCTACCGAAACGGTAAATAACTTAAAAAAAATATTAAATAAAGAAAATATTACATTTCCTCAAATATTTTTAAATACATTAGATACATATATAGGTGGTTGGAATGAACTTTACAATTATATAATAGGTAAATTTAATTTTAAAAAATTATATGATATTTCGTATTTAGCAACTGTAAATTTGAATAATGTAATCGATATTAATTATTATCCTGTACCAGAAACTAAAAAATCAAATATGGCACATAGACCCATTGGATTAGGAATACAGGGTTTAGCAGATACGTTATCGTTATTAAAAATTCCATTTGATTCAGAAGAATCAATTAAGTTAAATGCAAAGATATTAGAAACTATATATTTAGGATCAATGACAGCATCTAATGATATTGCTAAAGATAGATCTATTAAAATTAAAATATTGGTAAAGGATTTAATTGAAAGAAATATAAATTTTCCAGATACCGATTATTATGACTGTAATTATGAAATATCAAATATATTATATCATATGTTAAGACCTACCAAAAATGAACTTAACTCGAGAGAAGGATATTATAGTACATTTCCAAATTCTCCATTTTCTAAAGGTATTTTCCAATTTGATTTTTACCCAAATACAAATTTAATATATCCAGATAGATGGAAAGAATTAAAACAAAATGTAATTAAATACGGTACTAGAAATAGTCTCTTAACTGCTTTGATGCCAACAGCATCAACTAGTCAGATACTTGGTAATAATGAATGTTTTGAACATTTTACTAATAATATATATACTAGAAAAACACAAGCGGGTGATTTTATTATGATAAACAAATATTTAGTAAATGATTTAAAGAATTTAAATATGTGGGATATAGAAATTAAAAATACTATAGTATCAAATAATGGTTCTATCCAGAATATAAAAAAAATACCAAATTGTATTAAATTAATGTATAAAACTATATGGGAAATAAAACAAATTTGGGTATTAAGAAACTCTAGAGCAAGAGCTCCTTTTGTAGATCAATCACAATCGATGAATATATTTTTTAGCGAACCCGATTATCAAAAATTAACATCTTCTCATTTTTGGGCATGGAGAAATAAATTAAAAACTGGTATGTATTATCTTAGATCAAAACCAGCAATAAACCCAATACAAATTACAATCGATCCAAATATGATAAATAATATAAATGTTGAAGAAGAAAATATTTGTTTAAATTGTTCAGGATAAAATATAAAAATTAATATATATATATTTATTTTTGTTATAATTTATATAAAAGTTATATATATATAATATTATATATATAATAATGGCTACGCATACGAAAAAACATATAAAACACGTATATGATAGAGAATTGATTATATGTAATGGGCAAAAAGATGAATATTATGCTTATGTAATAGAAGCAAAAGGAAATGCTAGATTTGAAGTTAAAATATTAAAATCTAGTTTAGTTATAATAGCAAAAGCATCGGGGAGAATAATTAAAGGACCTAATAAACAAAAAATTATGAAAAACGATTATGTTTTATTACAAAAAGATTTATCATCTAGTGAAGATAAATATTATATTATTCATAAATATACACAAGATGACATTAAAAAACTTAAAAAATCTAATGAGCTTATTATATTAAATAATTCTTTAAATGATGACAACGAGAGTACATTGGAAAGAACAGTTACTAATATATTATTCGAAGGCGATGATAAAGAAATAATACAAACTGTTGAAATCGATGATGATTATATATCAAATATATAATCATTTTTACTAATAAATATATATATATATAATATTATATGGTTAAAATATTAACATGGAATATTTATTGGATGGCTATGACAAATTCAACCGATAATAAAAGTTTACTCGGTAATGTATGTAAAAATAATAAATGCAAAAAAAATATAACTAATTTTATAATTGAAAAATGTAAATTAAATTATAAATTCATAACATTACAAGAATCTTCAAATTATGAATATATATTAAAACAAATGGAAAAAAATAATATTAATAATTATTCATATTTTCAAAGCGCTGACATTGATTCTATTATAACTTTTTATCCTAAACGATATGAATTAATAAATAGTTATAAAAATGTTATTATTAGACATAGACCATATCATATTTTATTACTAAAAAGTAATAAATATTTTTATATTATAATAAATTTACATAACGGGCATGGCATAACAAAAGAATTATTGATATCAAGAATATCAGAAGGACTTAATAGTATATTGAATATAAATATACCTATTACCAAAAACAATATTAAAATTTTGATGATGGGGGATTTTAATGATAATAATAGATATGATTATTGGAAAGGATTATTACTTTTTAAATATTATAAAGGACCATATTTATTTTTAAATAATATAATTATTAAATCAATAAAACCAATAAATTCATGTTGTTCTGGAGTATATAAATTAAGAAACACTATATATGACGATAAAATGTATGGTGATTATGTTTTAACATATGGTATTAATATAAAAAAATATTATGTATCGAAAACATTTGAACCAAATGCAAATATATATCCTACCTCGGATCATTTACCAATTACTATTTCCATTGATTGAATAATCAATAATTATATATATATATATAATTATTGATTATAGAAATATACGTTATATTATATATAATTATATATATATATGTCTAATATTAACATAAATTTTGAAAAAAATGGAAAAATATTTCCATCATGGGTAATGTATAATTTTAAACAATTTATTTTACCTAAAATAATAATAAAAGATGGCGTAGATCCATGCAATTTAAAAAATGAAGATGATTTAACTTTATATCAGCAATTTATAGGAGAATATTTAAATTATCAATCTCAATTCATCGATATATTATTATATCATGGTGTTGGATCTGGTAAAACAAGAACAGTAATAAATTTATATAATATTATATATAATTTTACTTCTGAAATAAATATTTATTTATTAATACCTGCTTCTTTACATCAAGATCCTTGGATGAAAGAACTTAAATTGTGGTTAAAAAAAGAAGATTTTGATAATAGATTATCAAAAATAAATTTTATACATTATGATGCCCCTAACGCTGATAAAAAATTTTTAGAAGCTATTAAAAAAAATGATGTAAATAAACAATCTATATTCATAATTGAAGAAGTTCATAGATTTATTAATAATGTTTATAATAATATATCATCCAACAGTGGAAAAAAAGCACAAACTATATATAATTATATTATTAATCAAAAAATAAATAATCATAATACACGAATAATTTTATTATCAGCAACACCCTTGGTAAATAAACCATTCGAGTTTGCCTTATTATTTAATTTACTTAGACCAGATAGTTTTCCGTCTTCAGAACGTTTATTTGAAGAGTTATTTGAATCATCTAATGAAAAAAATAATAAAAATATGTTTCAGAGAAGAATATTAGGATTAGTATCATATTATGTTGGTGCTACCCCTGATAAATACGCAAAAAAAAAGTTTCATTCAATAAATATACCTATGGATAAATATCAAGAAAATATATACCAAATATATGAAGATATAGAATTAAAAAAAGAAAAAATGAGAATAAAAATGAATAGAGGGAAAATAAATAACAATAAAGATTCTACTTATTTATCATATACTCGACAAACTTGTAATTTTGTTTTTCCTCACATTTCTGACAAAATAAACGGAGAAACTAGACCACGTCCATCTATGTTTAAATTGAAATATAATGATATCAAATTACTTGATGAAAATATTATAAATGATGAAACTGCCAAAAAAAACGAATTAAATGAATATATGAATAGTATCGATATATTTATTAAATCATTAATTAAATATTTGGTAAATATTAAAAAATCTGATAATAATCATACAATATATGATGATATTAAATCATACGAAACGCAATACAATTACGATTTTGATAATTTTTACAAGTCCTCGAAAAAAAAAAGCAATTTATTCAATGAACTTTATAAATTAAGTCCAAAATTTATAAAAATAATATTTAATATTAAAAGTAGTAAAGGTACCGTTATGATATATTCAAATTATGTATTAATGGAAGGTTTGCAAATATTTAAAATATATTTAGAATTGTTTGGGTTTATTAACATAAATTCAGACACGTCCTTGGATAAAAATAAATTAAATCCATCTATTAAACTAAATACGGATTATTTAAGATATTGTGAATTCCATGGAAAAATAAATAAAGATGTTAGGACTGAAAATAAAACAATATTTAATAATGAAAAAAATAAATATGGTAAGTATTGTAAAATTATTATGATATCTCCAGCGGGATCGGAGGGGATTACATTATCCAATGTAAGACAAGTTCATATAATTGAACCTTATTGGAATGAAGTAAGAATTGAACAAGTTATAGGGAGAGCTGTTAGATTTTGTCAGCATAAAGATTTACCATTGGATGAAAGAATTGTCGATATATATAGATATAAAATGACTAGAAATAATAATAACGAAACAACCGATGAAAAGATTGAAGAACTTGCTAGAAATAAACATAATATTTTACTAAATTTTTTAAATTTAGTAAAAGAAGCAGCTGTTGATTGTGAATTATTTAAAAATCATAATATGATAAACACGAAATATAATTGCTTTAACTTTTCTCAAGAAGCTTTATTAGATAATTCATTAACACCTGCATTTAATAAAAATTTATTAATTGATAAAAAGTTAAGCGATGGGCTAAATGCAGTCAATTCCCAAGTTAAAACTATTAAGGTATACAAAATATTAGCAGTTAAGTTATTGAATATAAATGTATATTCTAAAGAAGAACCATATTGGTTTGATTATGATAGTGGTATTATATATGATTATCATTTAAATTTCCCAATAGGAAAAATATTAAAATTTGATAATAACTATAAAATGATCGGTGTTGGTATTTATATAATCGATACATCTATATCATATATCTAATTAGCTTTAAATACTAGCCAATTTTTTAACATTATCAATAAAAAAAGAGTTATCAGTTTTATGATTTTCTGAATTTTGGATATTATATTCTTTACTTGTTTCGTACCCCTTATTAGATATTCCCGTCTCTTCATTGAATCTAGGGCTATTTAGATTATTAGTGGATGAATATAGAGGGTTAAGCATAGCAGCCTGTTCGTTGAATCTGGGACTATTTAAGTTATTGGCAGAAGGATTTTGAGAATTATTTAAATTAGCCATAGACTGATATTGAGGATTAAGCATAGCTGATTGTTCATTAAATTGAGAAGGATTTTGAGAATTATTTAAATTAGCCATAGACTGATATTGAGGATTAAGCATAGCTGATTGTTCATTAAATGGAGAAGGGTATTGAGAATTGTTTAAATTAGCCATAGACTGATATTGAGGATTAAGCATAGCCGATTGTTCGTTAAATTGAGGATTAAGCATAGCCGATTGTTCATTAAATGGAGAAGGGTATTGAGAATTGTTTAAATTAGCCATAGACTGATATTGAGGATTAAGCATAGCCGATTGTTCGTTAAATTGAGGATTAGGAATACCTGATTGTTCATTAAATGGAGAATTGTTTAAATTAGCCATAGACTGATATTGAGGATTAAGCATAGCCGATTGTTCGTTAAATTGAGGATTGTTTAAATTATTGTTATTTAAACCTACTTGATTATTATGTGGTTGAATATTATTAATATTGTTCATATAGTCTTTACCAAAAATAGAACCAATGTTTCTGTTATCAGTATTATTGAGATAACCATTTTTGTTATCGATATCATCGAACATCTTTTTATATAATGCATCTTCGGAATCGGACATATTAGGATTGTTTCCTTTTGTTTTTTTACTTGTATGTTTACTTGTATGTTTACTTGTATATTTACTTGTATTTATTATACGGGTACCTGACATTATCATAATATAATATAACTGAAAAAAAAAATATTATAATATTATAATAAATTATTTTTTATAAGTTACATATTTATTTTTTAAATTATTATATTTGTTTTGTAATTCATCATATTTAATTCTTAAATCGTTGTGAGATGATATTTTATTATTTAAATCATTTATTTTATTTTGTACTTTATTATTTACATCATTTTTTATTTTATTTTCAGCCTCTTCTTCAGACATTTTAGAATATAATATACTATTGTTTAATTGCACTGACCAACTTAAATCTCCATTAGATAATTTTATATATCGGTTATGTGGATCTTTTAATTCATATTTTCCACCTAATCTAAACTTATTATTATTATTCGAATCTTTTATAAAATATCGGATATGGGTATTATAAGGAACTGTGTTAATATCTTCAACCTTTTTATACCCTTTAAGTTTATTTTCTATATCCTGAGCAGTAAGCATATCTTGATGCGTATATTCTGGTTTTATATAATTATATTTTTTATCTGGCATTATTAACTTATATTACTTTATAATTAATGAATATTTATATTATTTTTATTTAAAATATTTATAGAGAAATAGTATAATATTATACTATTATATGTTATTCAATTGGTATACAAAATATAATAATAATAATTATACTTACGATCCTCTTTTAATAAATAAAGATATATTAATTACTAAATTAAAAACGAATGCTAACGAATCTAACATTGATTATAAAATATCAGTGCTTGAACAAAATTATTACGACAAGATTGATAATATCAAATTATTATGTAACGATAATAATAAAATCAATGAAATAAAAAAACAAAATAGTTATAATATATTAAAACAAGAACTAGAAATAATAAAAACACTTACCAAATATACAAGAGAAAATAAAATTATTAATTATGATTTTATAATAGAATGTCTATCATTCATTCTTATTTTAAGCGATACTTTAAAAAATAGAATAAATCAAAAAGATATTGAAATAATAAATAAAATTAAAACAACACAATTTCCTGGTAGTATAAATAGATGTTCTTACAAATTTTGTGATTTTAAAGAGAAATGTATTTATAATTACGATGACTCTATAAGAAAAATATGTTATCAAGATCATTATGTCCATAATATGGTTTCGTCTGATATAAAAAATTTAATAAATTTTATTAAAAATATTAATAAAACTTCGGAATCATCAATTATGGTTTTAAAAGAAATAATAAAAACAATCAATACATTAAGTTTTGTAATAAGTCATATGGAAACTGAATTAAATGCAAAATGTTTTAATATTAAAGAAAATGAATGGGAGCAATATCACAAAATAAAAAAATGAAAAAAATAATATTAATATATAAACAAATATATTGATATCTAATATATTAATCATGGATAATCTCTTCAACAATGTTAACAAATTATGCAAAGATATAGAAAATATATCAAATATTTCTATTATTGAACAAAAAGGAATTTCAATAAATTATGAAATTCCTACATTATTAAAAGCAATAAATAAATTATTATCAAATGATGTGGTTGGTATTAATTATTATAATAATAATATAGAATATTCTAAAAATAATAGTATATGTGAAGTATGTAAAAGAAAAGGGTGTTATATGATAAATAATAAAAAATATTGTTGGTTTCATTCTCAAATTATTTAATTTTTATTTAAAAAATTATATAAAGAAAATAATATAATATTATATTATTTTCTTTATATAAATTGAATGTAATTATATATGCTAGAATATTTACTAATGTTTAAATGCGCATGAATTTCCTCTATTACAGTATCCCATTTTCCAATGTTTACATATTGTCTTTTTATAATTATGGTTGACTGATGTTTTTGAATATATTATTGAATCTTCTAGTAATGGAATATCAACTTTATCCGATGTTGGTGTTCCCGTGCTATTAGATATTTCATCAATAAATTCAAGCCCTGGTGGTGGAGGCAATAAAAAAGTTTCATTATTATCTGTATTAATAATAGTAATATCATTATTTGGAACAATAGTCAAATTATTTGTAACACCTATAAGGATTTTGTTAATAGTTTTATTAATATCATTCAAAAACGAATAATTTACATTATCATTCATTAAAATATTAATTTTTATTGAGATATTTTCCATTATTTTCTTGTTAGATTCTTCGTTTAAATCTAAGTGTTCACTTTTTTCTAAAATATTTGTAATAATATTTTCCTTAATTAATTCAGTTATAAAACTATTATTAAGATAAATAGCCATTATTCTTAATAAAAAGTAACTATATATTAGTATTTTGACGATAAATATGTGTATCTTCTGATGATAATATTCTATATATATATTTATTCATATATATAAAAAATCAATTTTTTATGAAAAAGAAAATTAACTGTAAATTTAAAATATATAAAGATTATATAATAAATCAAATTATAATGCCAGGCGGATTATTACAATTAGTACAGAAAGGTAAAGAAGATGGTGTATTGATAGGAAATCCAGAAATAACTTTTTTTAAATGTCTTTTTAAAAAACATAATGATTTATATATTTTTCAATCGGATAGTGTATTGGGAAAACATACATATAATAAAAAATATACACACACTATTCATAAAAAAGGAGACTTGTTATATAATTTATATTTTAAAGTTGAGATACCTTTCTTTACACTAAGTAACGAATCAACTAATACTATTATACAATATTCTAAACACAATATTAATTCTTTGAAGATAATTTACAAGGATTTTACATCAATAGTAGTTAATAATAATAATGAATGGTTTATCTATCCGATTAATATGCTTACAAATAAACATTTATTGAATAACAATATTACAATAATTGATAAAAAAATAAAGAAAATACTAAATTTAGATATTGATAATGATACATTTTCTATAATATTACCAAATATTAGTAATACTAATCAAATAACCAATGATATTATTTTATATATGAATTTCTGGGAACAAAAATGGTTACTTTATATTATTGATAATAAGATTAATAATCAATTATTTACTAATATAAGTTTCTATAAAAACATATTTAATTCGATTTCTGAAATATTTTATAATACATATCATAAAATAAATGATAAACATAATATTTTTATTAATTCTAATAAAAAATCAGAAATTAACCAATATTTTTCATATATAAATAATTTAGTTAATGATAATGATGAATTTGATATAGATATTTCTTACATGTATTGTATCGAAAAAAATTTAAAATTTAACGATTATATAAATAATATTAAATATAATCCATTAATATTACTCATAATATTAAAATTTCTATATTCACCAGATCAGACGTTTAGTTTTTGGAAAAAAAATATTATAAAAAATAATAATGAAATTATAGATGGTATCTTATTAGAAGAATTTTATTATTATAAAAAAGAGTGGAAACAAAATTTAGATAAAATAACAGATAATATATTTAATAATTTTAACTTACCTATAAATTTAGATAATACTATTTTAGATTATTTTAAAAATGAATATTTTAATTTATTGAATACGGTAATAAATTTATATAGTAATATTAAAATTAATAATTCTATATCATTGTACATAAAATTAAAAAGATTTGCCGATAGATTTATAAAAATACCATACACTACTATTAATTTTAATAATTATTATATAACTAACGAATATAACGATACATATAATTATATAGAAACCTTAACAGAAATTAACAATTATGAAAAATTAATAACTAATTTTAATAATTTAGACACGGATGACATAACGTTAAATTTAAATCCGATGAATATGGAAAATATCTATTGTGTGATAGCGTATGAATTAATTCAGTATATCATTGATGAATTTAATCTTACTTATAATAATATTTCATGTTTTGTTTTGTGGAGAAATTGTATAATAACTAGAATATATAAAAAATTTTTAGATAGTAGAGATATTGAAAAAGCTAATAATTATTTATTCACCTATAATGAAAATAGATCAAATATTTTCTATTATTCAATTTATCCAACAAATTTATTTTTATACGACGATTTTATTTATTCTTTTTATGAAATGTTTTTTAAAAATAGTTTTATATGCAGTATAAGCGATAATATATTAATAGTTGATCTGTTGAATAATATTAATGATATACATATAAATAATTCAAATATAATTAATGGAATCATTGAAAATAAAATTATAGAAAACAATAAAAAAATGTATGAATTGTCCATATTAAATAATTATTTTGTTGAAAAATATGATTATATACACGATATAGAAAAAAATATATTATATATTAAATATGATAACAATTACAATAAATCATCATTAATTAATATTTATAACAACACCGAGTTGATCAACTACAACAATATTACATACATTTATAATAATGTTTTTAATACAATGTCACTAACTATTTATTTAACTGATGTAATAACAATAGATGTCTTATCAATTACAGTGGAATATATTAACCAAGTATATATTTTAAATTTTATAAATGATATTGTTGAATCTTCAAGACATATAGATAAACACACATATGTTTTAATAAAAAAAAATAATCATATTATATTAGAATCAAATATTATAGATAAATATAGCATATTAATAAATAACAACGTAATTAATTACAATATACATTTTTTAAATATATTATATACCAACGGTGATAATAAAAATATTCACGTAAATTTAATAAGAAATGATAATATATTCAGTTTAAAAGACGAATATGGTAATATCATAGAATTACCAATTGATTATGTTGATATAACAGAAATATCTATACAATCACATAATACTTTTATAGACAATATAATTACTGATTTTATTATAAACTATGATAATACTATTATATTGGATAATTTAGAGCCATTTTCTTATTATTATTTAGTTAACAAACACAATTATAAAAATATGACAAAATTAATTTCCGTAAAAAAAAATATATATTACTCAGATAATATATTAACACATGTTAATACATCTGATAATATTGACAATACTTATAATATTGTTTATTATGTAATAACTTATTATAATAACATAACTGGATTAGAATCGTTATCTTCTAATATATATTCGTTTTATACTAAAACAAATATACCATTTATTGAGATGAGCATTAATATTGAAACGATTCCTGGGGAATACGATAGTATAAATATATATAGATGTAATGGTACAGATCAATATTACTATAAATTAAGTAATATAACAAATTTAAATAATAATTTTATTGATATATATGATGACTATAATTTAGTACAAGTATATAATAATAAAATATTATATATCGGAAGTGATTCACTATCATATGATTTTACTAATGTTATATCTGTTTTAAAAATAAATTATAACCTTAATAAGACATACAAATATAAAATTACGTATTATAATAGTAAAACCAATATAGAGTCTCTCCCATCTAAAACTTATATTTATAATATTAATTTACCTATAACATTTAGTATTAATGTTAATATACCGAATAATTATGATAAAATTAACATATATAGAACTAAAAATGAAAAAAATATTTTTTACAAAATAAAATATAATAATGAAAACATATTTATTGATAATAATGAAGATGATACATTAGTGGAAGAATATATTCCTTATGTAATATTACAAATTAGAGAAAAGAATATTGTACCTAATTTAAATTCTTTTATTAGTCATTCTACCGATTTAACGTTTAAAAATGATAAATCACTAACTGATTTAAGTGATTTCGTTTTCAATACTAATTTCATTATGGTAAATGATATATCAAACCCAACGTTTTTATATATGTATAATATACCATTTAAAATATGCAACAACTCTAAAATAACAATTAATAATATAAAATTAGAATATATAATCCCCGTTGCTTCGAAACAATTTTTTATATATAACGATGATATAGAAACAAATAAATTCAAAATATCTGAACACACATTTAATCCGTCATTTGATATATTTGGTATAAATACAGAATACTTAAAAAATAACACTATTTCAAAAAATATTAATAATATTATAAAATCTTTGGAAAATTTAATTAATAGTAATATTGATTATGATACAATTATCAAAACAATGATTCATTCCAATAATGAATATATAAATACTTTTAATAATTTAATTAAAAAATACAATGGATCTACTTTTTCAAATATATTAAAAATGTTACCATCAATTAATAAAATAAATAATGGAGCTGAGTATGTTTATTATGATTTACTGACATATAATAATGATAATTATTATAATTATAATCATTATGCTTTTAATTTTTTTCAAAATAATTATGATATCTTTACTTTTCAAAACACAACCATTAAATTTTTAACACCTGTATACTTAGGATATAAAAGTAAATATAAATTATCAAGTGATGTTGAGAAATATTTATTATCGGTTCCTGTATTATTTGACAATAATATTAATTACGTTAATAATAATATTGATTATATTACTAAATTTAATTATTTAAATTATAACATTAATTCATTATCCAGAATTGAATTAGAAAAGGAAAAAATTAATACATTAAATATAGTTAATACACTATCTATACAATTATTACATCCATTAATCACTAAAGATAATATATTAGAAATTATAATAAATGAGAAAAAACATAAAATTAATAAAATACTTAATGATAATAACGTAATAATAAATGATTATAATGATTACGTTAATGACACTACTTTAAATAATGCTAATCTAGTTTTTAATGATAATAATAAATATTTTTCATATGGTGGTATAATAAATATAAATACTGATGAATTTAACAATATTGGTAATAAATTAATATTAATGGATAATGATAAAATAATAAATAATTATAATATACACGACAATTCCTTAATAATTACAAATCCTAAAGAAATAACTTTGGATAATAATAACTTTGTTGAAAAAAATATTGATTTCATAAATCAATATTTTATCAGATATACCGATAAAAAATATTTTTATAGCATAGAAATAAATTATTCGAAATATAAATTATTTAATCATACCGATGTCCACTTTTTATATAATAATACTTATATTAAAGGTAAGTATAATTATATAAATGAATATAAGGGTATATTAACATTTATTTCTGATTATAATGTATATTTTTTTAATAATTACATAATATTTAAACTGTATGATGATATATTTGAAACATTAGAATATATAGAAAAATATATTATAATAAAACATGAGGATATATATTATGAATATCATGATAGTTATAACATACTCGATAAATCCGATATATTATCTATTAATAATAACTTATGTAAAATAAGTGACATTATTAAAATTACAAATTCTGGTAATAATATATATTATTTTACGAATAAACTTATAACATCTTTAATAATTTATTATAATGTTGGTTTTTTTAAAAAATCTGCTTTATATATCAATAAAGAACTAATTATTAATCAATATGGTATTAAGTATAATGATTTTATAACCATGTATGATAATTCTTATTATATTTTAATTATTAATTATAATGATAATTATATAAATATTCTTACTATAAATGATTTAATAAAATTAAATTTGGTCAATAATTATCACCATTGGGTATATAAAAAAAAATACCTTAATTTTATAAAAATTAATATAAATGATAATAATATATCTAATTTACCTAAAAATTCATTTTATATGCTAGAAAATAAAGAAATATATTATTATTCAAAAGGAATGTTTAATATAAATAATAGAACACCTTTACCTAAATTAATTAAAGAGGTTTATTTAATAGATAATCAATTATTCGATGATGATATAAAATTACAATATAGAATTAATAAAACAGTAGAATATACGACCAATGATTTATATAAGTCTAATATGATACAATCAGTAGATAGTGTTCAAGACTTATATACAAACTTATTTAATCAAAGTTTTCCAAATAAAATTATAAGAAGGTCTGAATTAGAAGATGATCAGGTATTATACATAGATTCATATTTAGAAAAAAATATAGATACTATAATACAATTTAATTACACATATAAATATAAAGTAAAATATAAAAATTCCATTGATTCAATTGATTCAGTAGAATCAGAAGAAATTGAATACAGAAGTGATGTAAAAATTAATCATACTAACACAATTAAACTTTCTAATTTTACTATTTATGATAATTATAACATTATAGAAATATACAGAACAGAATTTAATGAAAATATATTTTATTATTTGGATAAAATAGATTTGACTGATATTACCGAATATGTTGATAATAATGAATTTACTGCTAATATTCTATATGAAAAAAATATAAATACATCTAATATAAAAATAAAAACTTTTTTTATTAATTATACTTATAAATACCGTATCGTGTATAATAAAAAATATATTACGAAAAATGAGCAAATAATAATGGAAACTTGTATAGATAATATAAACACTGTATTAATAAAAGATATATTACATTTATGCGATATATATCGAACAAAATATAATACTGATATATATTATTTAATAGCTGAGAATATAATACATGAATATATTGATAACTCTAATGATGATTTACTAGTAATTCCATTAGAATTAGAATCTGATTCTATTATATCAAATATTATAATTACTGAAAATGAAAGTATGTATTATTATACATATACATTTTATAATTCCATAACTAGAAAAGAATCCGCGATATCGGCTAATATAATATCATCCAGTACATATAATATAAAACTTTTTAATTTTGATAATTTTGATAAAAAAATATATGATAGTATAAAAATATATCGAACAAAAAACTTAGAATATGATTTTTATTATTTAAGTACAGTATTATCAGAAGAATATGTTGATACAATAAATGATGATGAGTTATCTATATATTATAAAACATTAGATTTAACTAGTATTGTACCGATTTATAATATTTATAAATATAAATATAAAATAACGATTTTATATGATAAATATAATATAACTAATGAATCTATATCATCGAATGAATTAAGTGTAATATTAAATAATGTAATAGGTGTGGGTGATATTATTTTTGATTTTAGTTTGATAAATAAAATACAATATTACGGATTTAATATATATAGAACTAAATTAGATAGTAATGATTTTTATTATTTGGATACTATAGAAAAAACGATGCATTTTTATATAGATAATAAAAAAGATGAAAAATTAATATTATTATATAATAATTTATCCAATAATCGACTTATATATGATTTAAATTTACCAACAGTGAAAATAAATTATCCAAATAAATATATCTATACTTACAAATTTACAATTTCTATAAATAATGTAAATAAGTTTGAATATGATATACCACAAAAAAGTAAATTAATATTACGAGAAGATATTAAAAATGTAATATTAGATTTCACAAGTATTAAAATTAAAGATAATGAAAATATTAATATATATAGAACAAAACGAGATAGTGATAATTTTTACTTTATAGGAACTTATATAAACACCGAAAATAAACAATTCACTGATAATAAAACAGATAATGATTTAATTAATAAATTATCTGAAAGTTTTGATTATAGCATATATGATCTAAATTTTCCAACTAGTGTATATGATTATAATTATAAATATATAATAGTATATTTATTTAATGATGGTAATTCATACATAACAGAAAATTTTATGGTTAGTATAAATTCGGATCCATTTATAAATAATGTTATATTAAATTTTGAAAATATAGAATTCGATAGTTTAACAATATATAGAACAAAAAATAATGATGATAATTATTACATTGTTCCAATTACACCTAATGATAATAAAGTGTATATAGACAATGTCACGGATAATAATTTAAATGATTTATTTTCACAAAACATAGTATTATTAAAAAATACAATTTTATTACCTATAATCGATTTAACATTTAAATATAAATATAAATTTACTAAAGTAAATTCAAATAATAAAGAATCGACAATGTCTGATATAAAAATAGTATATTCATATAGTATAACTACTATTAATATTGTAAAATTATTATTTACAAATAATTTAAATAATTCCACAGATTATATAAAAATATATAGAACGCGTTTGAACGAAGATGTATTTTATTATTTAGATAAAATACTTGATGTTTCCGGTATGTATATAGATAATAAACCAGATGAATTACTAACCAATATTAACGATGACCCTTATAATATAAAGTTATTAAAAATGAATGTAATTAAAAATAAATATATGTATGTTTTCACTGAGGAAAATAATGGCATTGAAACAAATATTTCAGAAAATATAATAATCGATATAAGCGATTCATTGAAAGACAACCCTATGGTAATTGATTTTGAAAATATAACATTTTATAAAATTAATATTTATAGAACCAAACTTAATGAAACTACTTATTTTCAGATAGGCAGTATATATAATAATGAATTAACATTTATAGATAAAGTTGAAGATGATTTAGTAGTTCAACCACTTAAATCAAATTTAAGCGGTAACTATAATAATGATTTACCTATAATTTCACATAACAATAGAAAAATGATTAAATATATCATAGTAGCTTTAGATGAAAATGGTAATGAAAATAGAATGTCAGTTCCTTTAGTAATTGAAACAAATAATGATATTGTAAATTATAATATAAAATTAAATTTTGAAAACGTAAATTATACAAAGTTTAATTTATATAAAACTAAAGCTAACAAGAATATTTACTATTATATAAATACTTTTAAAGAAGATACCAAAGATTATTTTGATAATATTTCAGATGATAAATTGATAAAAGTATTATCTAATTTAATCATAGATTATAATTTAATATTACCATACATATATATTATCAATTGTTTTTATATTTATAATATACAACCAGTAAATCAACCAAATAAAATTTTTACATATAATAAAATATATCTGTCTGATGAAATAACATCAGATAATTCTATAAAATTTAACATTCCTTTGGAATTATTACCTATAAATATTACCAGAAATATAAAAAATAATAAAAACTTATTTTTTGATATAGATATTGGGATTGATTATATAGATTCTATTACTGATGATTTATTGAATATTAATAATACTATTATATATATTAAATCCCCTAATTATATTAACTTAATTAATAATTATTATAATATTTATAAATTTTCATATTTTAATAATATTAATAAAACAGAATCATTGATTTCTAATGAAATAGAAATACGATTAAATAATTTTGCACATAATAATAAAATAACTATTTTTAATATACCTATAACTTATCCTATTAAATATAACAGCATAAATATTTATAAATTTGAAAATAACGAATATAAACTATTAGATAACATTAACACAAATAATTATAAAGATACGGCAACAATTATGGACAATAAACAATTACAATTATTTACATTATATAATAATATTAAAAAATATAAATACAGTTATTTGTTCACATTATACAATACTATTAGTAAAATAGAATCAGTATTACAAAAAAATGAAATCTATACATATAATATTAATAATAATACCCCAGTGCAAATTTACGATATTGATATTAATTTAATTTATAATACTAATTTTAATTGTATAAAAATATATAGAAATAAAATTAACAATAATGATAATTATTATTTTGTCGCTATTACGAATAATAATACTTTTATTGATTATGTAGATGACATATATCTAACGATTGAATATAATAAATTATATTATGATTTTAAATGTCTATCGTATAATAATTATTCATATAAATATATTTTTTCTTCCGATTATGATTATTCTAATATAATTAATGTAAATTTTAATAGTAAAATATCAGATACCAATAAAGTTTATTTAAACAATATAAATCCAGAACATAGAAATATTGATATATATAGATCATTTGATTTTAATGACATATCTAATAATAATTTTAATAACATTTTATATTATGTTGGTGCTACTGATAAAAATAATTATATTGACAATAAACCTGATTATTCTATAGTAGATAAATATAAAATATTGCCTGATAACACCTTTAAATGTGAATCTTTATATAGTTTGAGATGTATATATCATTACATATTTACATATTATAACGATATCTCTGATACCGAAACAATTAATTCTAATATTTTGACTATAGAATTAAATAATTTTATCGAAAATTATGAAAGTATTTCTATGACTAATTTTGGTATTATACCAGAAGAATATACTAAAATTAATATATATAGAACAAAATTAAATAATGTTGATGATACATTTTATTACATAGGTAATACTAATAATAATTATTTTACCGATAATAAAAATGATTCAGAATTATTGGATATATATAATATTAGAGGACCCGATACGTGTGATATATATCCAATTTATGAGGTAAATAAAATAATTATAACATACTATTATAAAATATCTTTTTTTGATAGTACTATGAGAAATAATGAAACATTATTATCGGATTACAAAATAATATCATGTGATTATGAAATATCCGAAAAATTATCCATACGCATATATAATTTATTTTTTCACAAAGATTACGATTCTATAAAAATTTACAGATCTATAGGAGATTTAAAAAAGTACTATTGTATCGGTATTACAAAATTAACTTCATTTGTAGATAATATTATAGATGGGTTTTCACTTAATAAAAATATTTTAAATATATCACCAAATTATTCTCTTAGCATGTTTAATAATTCCATATATATCCCTAAAAAATTTACCCCAGGTAAAACTACTAATTTTAATATCAATTATACCGTTAAAATAAATTTAGAAGATATAGATGTAAATTCCGAATTGGTGATAATATATTATAATAATGATATTATTTTAACTAATGAATCCGTGAATAATTTAAATAATGAATATATTAAACTGGGTATATTATACATAAATAATATATATTCATTAAATCCATATATAATCATAGACGAAAATAATATGATTTCCATACATAAAACATTATTAAAAAATAATGAAATTCAATTATGGAAAATAAATATACGTACAGACGTTAATGAATTATATACAGGTGTTTTTATTGATCATTTATATATTTGGACAATGTATTCAGATCGATACGATTATGTAACTAATTATTTAAAATATATATTAGATGAAAATAGTATATTTATAAATCAACCCATTAATGATATAATTATAAATTCTTCATATAATTTACTATATTATGATTATAGATTTTTTACTAAAAACAATAATATATTAAGTATATTAACAAATCAATATGAAAAAGATCCTAAAAAATTAATAGTATTTGATAAATATTATCAAAATTTTTGCGATACTGGTATGAATTTTATTATTAAAAATAATGATTATAATAATATATTAAATATTAAACCAAAATTAATAATAATCAATAATATAGAAAACATAATTTCAGTAAATATAAAATATTACATCACTGTTAACAATAATATTATTAATATATATTACAGTGATCCTATTATTAGTATAAATAGTACTATTTATGCGTCATATGAATATGCTTATTATATTAATGATAATATTGTTTTACATAAATATAATGATATTTATTTAATATATTCTAAAAATAAATATTTAGAAACAAGTGAAATAATTTTATTAAATAATTGTTTTTTTAAGATAATGGGGTTAAATGCTAATGATGAATCGTATACGGCTATGTTAATTAATAATAGTAATTTATTAAACAATACTTTTACTGGATATTATACATTTGGTAATATTGTAAATAATAATAATAAAAAGATTCCTAATAATTTAAAAATAGATACTAGAATGATATTCTATAGTGAAAAAAATATTAATCAAAGGGAAATATATTTCGATAACGAAACAATTAATTTATCTGACAAAAATATAATTACAAATAATATATTCATGTTTTCAAACTCAGGTTCGTACGTTGATATGTATTACCAAAATAATGAATTATATGTAATTGACAATTATGTAAAAATAAAAAACTTTGATTTATTAATATATAATGATAATAATATATTATCAGTTAATAATATCAACAACGGACAGATAATATTTGAAAAATTAACTTTTTTTGATATACCTGAAGGTAATATAAAGCTTTATTTACCATATCAACCATTTGAAGTATTTTACGTAAATATAGTTAATGGGTTTATTACGAATATTACTTTAAATGATTCTGAATTTGTATTATTGGATACGAAGGAGTATAATAATACAAAATTATATAAACTTATTAATAATACTATATATCATAAAAATAATGTTATAGTACCGATAACAAAAACGTTATGGATAAAATATATAAATACTAATTATTCCTCTTTTTATGACAATATACTGAAAATTCCAAATATTCAAAAAATTGATAATATGATTAATGATTATCCTATTGAAATTACTATAAATAAAATTGGAAATTATTTCGTGTGTGATATAGAATTATTGAATAAATTTATATTTTATTACATGCAACCAGTTTACATATGTGGGGCGTATAATAAAATAACTTATATAAAAATAATAAATGATAAAGGTTTTATATTAAATTTTAAATATAACATAATATCCACGAAAACAAAAATAAATTTGATTATATCACCATACATAAAAAATTTATATAATTATTACACTGGGAATAAAATTACATATGAAAATAGAATATCGCCGATATCTAATACATTAAATACTTATAAATTGTTATATTATAAATTAAAAAATGATAAATTAATTAAAGTTGAAGTTTTGGAAATAGTTAATTTTGATACAATTAATAACTTAAATGATGGATATACTCATTTATATTTTTTAAATTACAATCAATTTGATATAAAAACTAAAAAAATAATCAAAATGGAACTGTTGATAGGAAATTATTATTTATTATCCGAAAAAACTGATGTAGATGATATAATATATTTAATAAAATTAGAATCGAATAATAAATTAAAATTTTATACTGATATAATTATTACAAATAATATTTATTATATAAATAAAATAATTGAATGCGTTGTTAATAAGAATTATGAATTTTCGTTATCTAATATGCAAATTAAACAAGTTGAATCGCTTCCTAAAAAAAATAATGATAATATACAAATAATATATAAATATTCAACAAAATTTATAGATAGTATAATTTTTGATAATAATTTATATTATCAAAAAATTCAAATTATTAATATTGATATAAATTTATTAAATGTTATAGATAAAGTATTTATCGATATAGATAAAAATATATATATTAATATAATTGTAAAACAATCTGAAATATTTTTAGTTAGTGAAAAATATATATTATGTGATTTTATCACAGTATATGTATTAATTAATAATAGTATTTTTAAAACAACTAATACATTTATAGATAAAATTAATACCGATACTTTCATATATGAAAAATTAATGAATACGAAATATGAATTATTGCAATTTAACATTAAATTAAAAAAAATAAAAGAAAAAACTTATTATTATTCATTAATAGATGAAAGTGATTATGTAATCGATGATTTAAATATGATGTTTTATAGTATTAACGATAAGTATAATAATGTTATATATATTGGAACAAATTTAATATCGTTTAATGAAAAATATTCAGCCAATCTATTAATTTTAAGTAAAGATATTGAAAATTTTAATGAAAATTATTTATATAAAATATGGTTTAAGCACAGTATTGATAATACTAATTACTTTAATAATATTGTTTTGTTTGATGATTTTGAAGATTTACATGAAAAAATATTTTTAGCGAATAAAAGCACAGTAAGTGAAATATATTATATGAATAAGCCTTGGGAAAATTGGAGTTTATTAAACACTGTAAATAATAGTATACCAGCTAATAAATTTTTGTTTTCTTCTCAAAAAATAATAATTAAATGGGATACTAATTTAAAAATTATAACAGATGATAAAATAGATTGCTGGTATTTAACTAATTATGATTATAATATATTATCCACCTTTATAACAATTATAAATAATTCACCTATCCATTATGAAAATTATATATTTATAAAAAATGTAATTGAACCAAAACTTCATGAAATACTACCATTATGGTTATCAGAACCTTATTTTTTTTTAAATGTATCTCATATAGTAAATGAATTTTTATTAAATGCTTTTGATAATAAAGTATATTTCGATGGTAATAATATACTTTTCTATAATATCGATCCAGTCTATATTAATAATAATATCGAATTAGCTAATTATTTAACTACCGAATATGTTTTTAATAAAGTTAACAATATAGTATATAGAAATAATAACATTAATTTAATTAAATCAGATTTTAATAAACTTGGTTCAATTAGTCCGATTTTTAATAGTTTTGGTACTTCGATACATAAAATTATTAGATCATTGGTAAAATTAGGGGAGCAAATAACTATATTACACTGTGATTGTAATTCATTAAATATTAATAATCATGGATATTTATCATCGTATAAGTATTTTATAGATAAAATGTGTTACAAATATAACAAAAATTACCCTACTGAATTTAAGTTTTTAAATTTTTTCAAAAATAATCAATATAATGATTATTTAATATCAACTAATGATTTAAATATTAAATATATTTCAGAAAATTTATTAGAAGAATATTATATTATCAATTCAGATAATAATATACTTTCAAATTATACAATGGAAGATATAAATAAATATACAATTGTATATAATGATATATCATTGAACATAACTAACAAACTTCATATTATTATTATGAATATTTTTAATTATTTGAATAGTAGTGTAAATTTAATATCAAAATATTCATATAATAACAATAGAATAGATTTTTATGTAAACCAATTATTATCGTATGATTCTTTTATTATAATGAAAGAATCGAGTGAATATATAATAAATAATTTAACATTAATAGGTATTCAAAATAATCTTAATGATGATATAAATATATATAATTTTAACATCATAAACGATATAGTAATTAATACTAATAGGCTAACCATATATAAAAAAAATACTAATAATTTAGTATTCATTAATAATTTTATTATTGAAACAAACGATATCATGATAATAAAATATAATATATCCGTTAATAATTATCATTTTATTGATGATACATATTTTTTTATTTTTATTAATGATATAAATTATGTATTAGATAACACCTATATTCAGATAGATAATAAAACATTTCCTCTATATATATCATCAAAGAATGAGTATTATATTACACATAATTTAAAACTTGATATAACTAATATAGTATTATTTAACAATATTTCATTAAATAAATCTTATAAGGTATATAAATTTACTACAATCAAAGATATATTTTATAAAAATACATATACGTATATATTATTTAATACAGATATATTATTTATTGAAAATAATACAGAAATACAAATTTCTAATAACATATATAAATTATATTATGATTACGAAGATGCTAATTATTACATAGATTATTCAATACAATTAAATAATAACATGGAATGTCAATATATTAATACTACAAAATTTAATATTTTTGAAAATGATTTTACTATATATCAAGGTATTCTTAATGAACCTATTTTAAATTATTTTGAAAAAACAATAGATTATCAATTTTTATACAATGGGGAAAAAATTAATATTATTGATATGAATATAAGAAATAATAATATTATAGATTTTACAGTAAATGAAAAAATAAATGGAAATGAAATTAAAATAATCTATACAAATAAAATAGGTATTGATATTATTAGTAAAATTAAAAAATGTACTTTTTTAAATAAATATATATATTCACTCAATAAAAATATACCAATATCAGATAATACGAAATTAATATTATTTGAGGGAGTCCTTAATATTGATAAAATTATTGATTACCTTGGTTTTGAATGTTTTAAAAAAGATAGTAACACATATATTGTTAGTGATTATATAATAAATACTGTAGATATATATAATTATATAATAGTAAGTGAATGGGACTTAAAATATGTGAAACTAAATGATTATATTAAGTTTGAACTACCAACAAATTTTATATATGATAAAAATAATTATTATAAACTTAATGATGTGTTTATTAATTTTGATAAAATTGGAGACATTATTAATGATAATATATTAAAAGAAGATAAATTAGTATTAAAACAAATATACACCGATAAAAATGTTATTATTACTGATATAAATAATAATAATAATTATGAAATAGAATTATTTAATTCTATTGATAACTTTAGCATAAATGATAATGTTTTTTTATACCCTTATGAATTGTTTGATTATTACATAGATGGTAAATCAATGACTTTCTTACATTTATATAATGTTGAAATTTCTATAAATGAAATAAAAAAAATCGATAATATTGATAATGTAATTGATATAATAATACCAAAAATATTTTATTTAATATCATTAAATATTAAACACACTTGCATATTATATAATTATAATATAGAAGACTATATGGATAATAAAATATATACAAATGGTATTATTTTTTCAGTAGAATCTGATATAATTAAAAAATACATTATAACAAACATTATCATAGCTTCGGAAGAATTTATTAATACAGAGAATGTATTTTTATATTCACCATTAATAAATTATACTTACATTAATATAAAGCACAATACTAATTTATTATTTGATATAAAGTACCATAAAAATTTAAATAATAAATATATAAATTTTTGTAGTAAAAAGATTACTACTTCTAATATATATAGTCTATATTTATTAGAATACAATAATGCAAATATTGAAAATAATGATATAAGCACACATAACTCAATGATGGAAAATATAAATTTTATTACTAATGAAATTAAAAATATCATACCACCTAAATGGACAGATGTATTTAATTTTTTTAAATATATACAATTATATTTTGATGACCAGTTGATAGAAGAATTGAACAGTGATGTATACAAAATAAATTATAATTTATATTCTATGGAAAATAATAGAAAACAGTTAGATAAATTTAAAATAAATGCTAATGGCGATAGATGGCAATTTTATTTACCTTTGATATTTTGGTTTAATAGAGATTCAACATTATCTTTACCTTTATTATCTATGGTTAATACTAATATACGGTTAAAATATAATATTAACGACATAACTGATATATTAAATGTTGAAAATAATAAATTTGACAAAAATCCAGAATTTTTTATTACATTAATAAGCGATTTAATAACATTGGAAGAATCTGAAAGAAAATATTTTATAGAAAAATCACATAATTATATAATAAATAATTATGTTACATATCCCACTAAATATATTAATTCATATGAAAATAATATATATTATAAATTATCAGGTTTAGTAAAAGATATATATATGATTACCGAACTATCGGATTTATCGATTGATGAGAAATATACATCGGTTTGTGATTATAAATTTACTAAATATAAATATCATTTAAATAATTTAAATTTAATACCTAACGGAAATGATATAAATGATATATATATTATTAAAAATAATATCATTGAATATAATAATTATATAAACAGTACTGATAAATCATCATTTACTAGAATACACCAACTTATTAAAATATTCCATTCATACCCAATATGGAATGATGAATTATTAAAATATTTAATGTATTACGAAGATAAATATTTATCAGATAATTCTAATATAGAATACGCATTAACAACATATATTAAATATCAGTATGTTAATAAATTGATAGATGGAGACATAAATATATTAAAATCAATAAAAATGACGTGTGGTAATACTGATGTATTTACAAGTATAGATTCATTATATTTTAATTCAGTAATACCATATAATAAATTTAATAATTCTTTACCTGAAAATTTTTATGTATATACTTTTTCATTAAATCCATTAGATAATCAACCAAGCGGACATTTAAATTTTATTAATATAGATAATGTAATATTTTCATTATCATCAAATATAAATGATTATATATTAAAAATAATTACTAAGGATTATAATGTTATAAGAATTATGGGAGGTCAAGCTTCATTAGCATGGCTATAAAAAAATGAAAAATTATATATATATATAATTACAATAATTAGTTTTATTATTGTAATTATTATAAATATAACTATATAATTATTCTTATTATAGGATATAATTTACTAATATTTTCTATATTTTTAATATAGAAAACCCACATTATGTATAGATATTTATGTGAAAATTGTGGTAAATATTTTAGTAGAATAAGTCATTTAAAATATCATATAACTATAAAACATAAATGCATTAAACAATTGTATGATAAAAAGACATTTAATAAATCTCCATTAAGACCATTATACAAAACTTGTCGTATCGGTAATTATAATACAGTAAGACTAATAAACACATGTTTAGATATATCCAAATATAAAAAAATGATATCTCCTTTCTTTACAAATGGTAATTTTGAATTTTATATACAAAGTGAATATAAATTAGAATTACATTGTAATATTAATTGTAATAAATTATATAATTTTTGGAAAGTGTGTAAATATGACAAAAATACTTTATATAAAAATATAATAAACATTAATAAATATATTAATAAATATAATATTTCAACGATTAAGAAAAATATTAATAATATTACTAATTCATTATTATCGGCTATATATTTTTACATTATTAATTTATATTCAGGTTATGACTCATTTAAATATAAAAAGAAACAAATAAAATTATTGTTAAATTTGTTTAATTTAGAATTAAATGATATAAATTTATTATTTAGCGACTATACTAAAATTATATGCGATAATATAAATAATACAGAAAATTTATTATTTTTAAAAATCCCATACTTTATCGAAAATATTATTTTTGATCATATTTCATTATATAATATTATTAAAAATAACAATAATTGGATAATATTATGTAATGATACTGATTATATAAGAAAAATATATAATAATTTTAAAATATTTAAATGTAAAAGGAACACCATTCTTGTATTACCTATTAAAAATAGTTAATTTTATATTTTTTTTTGTGAAATAATTAGTTGGTGATAATTAGATGTGTTGTTATTACAATCGATTAAAATTTTATATATTATACATTACCTAAGTTAAATTTTTTGATATTTTTAAACTTTTTATGAAATTGACTATAATATATTATAATAAATTTAGTCATCTAGTGTTAATATTCCATTATGTATACTTATCAATCCATATTTTATAGCATACGCCTGAATTAATAGTGGGTTTTGGTAATTTATTATACTATTAAAAGTTAATTTTAAAAAAGAATTATTAATTTTACTAAAATTAACACTACCTGTTAAATCTATGTTTTTTGGATTTAATGAAAATGAATAAAGATAAATTCCTTTATCTTTATTATAAAAATCATAATGATGTTTTTGTATTTTAGAGTAATATTCTATTGAATCTATATCGGATACATTTATAGAATTTAAAACTATATTATTTTTTACTATTAACTCATCTTCATTAAATGGATATGCGCTATAATCAAAACATCTTTTTATTTTATTACACAATAATATAGTACGCCATACTATTAATTTTACTGGATTATATAAAGGTAAATTATATTGATTATTAATAGAATTAATTATTTTTTCTGGAATTGTTTGAATTAATGGAATAATATATTTCATATCCGATTTCAGGAATTGTTTTCTTTCCAAACTATCTAAATAAATATAATTTACTAACAAATAAGCATTTACTATGGAAGGTTTATTAAAAATAAAATAGTTTATATCTTTAATTATTTCTGAATTTTTAACAATATTAATTATAAAATTAATATTGTTATCATATACAATTAATTCTTTTTCTTCTGTTTCGTTTGTAGGAGCAATAAATTTACCTTTAATAGAATTATAATAAATAATTCTATTTATAATATCAAAATATACAAATGAACCTATTATAGTACTATTATTGTATTGTTGATATATAATATCCCCTTCTTTTAGCAAACAATATTTATTCTCTACATACATATAATACGACGGTAGTATAGAATAACAATTATCTATATCATTAAATTCTATATGTAATTTGATATCATTGTTATATAATGATATTAATGGTAATGTTAAAGATGTATCTAAACAAAACCAAAAAGATAATGGTATATATAATTTATATAATGATTTGGAAACAGTATACTCAGATAATTTATCAATATTTCCTATCATTTTATTAAAAGATTTTCTTATTCCATTGTTAATAGTAAGTTCATACCATATATTCAACCAATCACCGTAATGCCTATCTATAATATACCCCCCAATTTCTATTTCTATAAAGTTTATCATAGCTAACCCTATTTTATCGACCCATTTAAATTTTTTATAATTAGATATATTTTCCAATTGAATACCAGGTAATTCAATATATAATTGCATATTTCCTAATAAATCTGCATTTTTCCCAATATCAACTGTACACCTCATTCCAAAATCTGGTCTAGATTTAAAGAATTGTGGTACTTGTTCAATTGAATAATTTGAATATCTTTTATATGATATTTTAAAAAATGTTATTTCGGGATTATATGACATATAAAGATTTTCTTTACCTGTATTAACTAAATTTAATACACCTATACCCATATATATTAATAATAAATAATTATTTTTATATAACCAAATTGATTTTAGTTATATAAAAAATATAAGATTAAAAATATCAAAATATAATAATATTTTATGGTAAGTCCCACACATTATCATGTGGCTCCGAATCCGTTTGAACTGATTGAGGTGTTCCCGGTTTCTTTGTTTTATGTTGATTTTTTATATTTATTCTTAAAGCAGTACCGAAAACACCATTTGATGAAGCAACAAGATTGTCGATTATCTTCATATTATAATTTTGATGTTTATTTACTTTAATATGTCGTTCTTTATATTTATCAACAATTTCACCCAATCCTTGTATTGTAAAAGTCTCCTCTTCTTCATCCAATCCTAATGAAATTCTATCAGTGTATTTTTTTAAATAAAGATAAGCCGTATCGAGTTGATTTTCTGCATTTTTTAATTTATCTATACAATCATTAATGGAATTAATTGAATCTGGATCCAACGATTTGTTATGGCTTTTTAATTTTTTTATATAACCATCAAATTCAGATTTAAATATACCATGCAGGCAAAAAACTCCACGATGGCATTTATTTACATCTTGTAATACATCATTAATATTTTTGTTGTATTTGTCATAATTGGACCCCCCTAACTGAACCATAACAGAAGGTACTTTATTAATATATTTAGATAATGCTAAAATAGCCCCTGACATAATACTATTATTGTCTCGTTTTGTATAGCCATTATTTTCAGGTATACCTAATGTATCATTCTTTATATTCCAATGCCCACCTTTATAATTTTTATTTAAAATAGCTAAATTAGAATTAACCCTATTTACAAGTTTTTCAACATAACCACATAATTTACTATTATTTTTAATTTTGTCATATTCTTCTAATGTTAATACAGATGGATTTTTTTCTGTTTCTTCTTTTAATTTTGATAACCATTCATTTACCGATTTAATAACTATTACTTTCTCCTTATTTATTATTAATTTTTTTTGGTCAAATCCAAAAGATCTTAATATTTGTAATAGTCTAGTGGGTAAAATTTGTTTAATATCATCGTTCACACTATTCCAAAAATTAGGTTTAGTTAACCATATTTTACATTTTTTAAAATTTTCCATTGGGTTTTGTTCCGGAGTGTCGGAAGTTCTGATACATTCACTAAAAAACTGCCCACATTCCTCATTCGTACCTGTAAAAAATGTATTGTTGCAAGTCGTAAGGTTTTCTTTCCCCAACATATCATTGAAATAGTCTGTAAGTGGTTCTAATTCTACATAGTTACCTTTTTCTCTGTTGGTAATCATAACAAGATCTAAATTAGGGGGTTTTCTTACTATTTGATTTCTGTCTTCTAATCGTGTTAGTTCTATAGCGTTTGATGAAGTAATCAAATTTAATGGCTTTATATTTTTTTTAAGCTTCAGAAACCTTTGTGTAGTATTCTTAAATAGCTCTTGATTTGTTTTTTTCGAAAGATTTTTATTAAATTGTATTTTTTTGGATGAATGATCGAATATTATTTTAAAATAAAATTTCAAATAATCATTTAATCGTGTATTATAATTTGGTGAATATTTTATAATTTCTTTAACATATGGTATAGTAGATAGTTTTGCTAAATCAATAAATTTCTTATGTATGTTATACATATTAAAAGTATCGGGTACAATAAGCAAATATCCAAACTCATTAAAATTAGTATTAGATGGCAGGTTAGTAACATCACCAATACCACTGTCGGGAAATACCATACTAATAATTTTTTCCATTTTTGAATTAACTCCATTAGTTCCATCAAATTCAAAACAATCATTAATATCTTTTAACCCCCCTGGTTCGTCTGCATTAGATAATATATAATATTCATTTTTTCCAGTATCGATATCTTTAAATGTAAAATAATTATTATTATTAATGTTAATACTAGATTTACATTCAGAATTATACGTTTTAGGATTTGTTAATAAACCTTTCATTTCCTTTGATATATGACAAAAATAATTATAATTGTTATTTTTTACTAAATTCAATGAATCAAAGGTTGTTTTATTAAAATTTGATAATAATAGTTTATAATCTTTAATATTATTAGTCATTTTATGTAAACACTTATTAATTAAATCTTTAATACCATTACGATTGATTTCCTCTCCGATATAATCAATGGTATTAATCATAGGAAATTTATTTGTACTAACATAACCATATATTATCTTAGCTTTTAAATGAAGTTTATCATATACTTTCGAATCAATAACCTCCTTAATTTTTGGTTCGGGTAGTTCGATAAACTTGTTTAAAGACTTAATAAAATTTTTTATTCCATCAACTTGTCTAAAACTTAAAATTTTATATATGTGCGCCAATTCACAATTACCGATGTTATTATATGATGTCATAGATAGTAAACTTTTATCAATATTTAATAATATACTATATTTAAGCAAAGCCCTCATAACAACATAGTATAAAGTATTAGGAATATTTTTAAATCTTTCAATATCTATATCCATATTATATAATATACCGGTCGTGATAATATCGTAATAATTACCAAATGAATGGGCATTTAAAATATCAATACAATTCTTTATATATAATATATTGCTATCTTTGTTTGCAATTATATCATAAATCATACTAAGAGATTTTCTAACACGTTCTAAATTAACAATAGATGAACCCAGGTTATTATTATTCAATACCGTTTCTATATATTCTTCAATTACAACAGGTGCACTATTATAAATATTAATTACTAATGAATCATAATGTATATCGGGATGTATATCTTGGCTTTGTATTTTTTTACATTCATATAAATCATAATCTGTGATATTATCTACTAGCTTCTTAAAATCGTCGGGATTGGTATTACGGTTGTTAATATTTTTGTTAATACTTATATAATTATTATTAACTTCCTTAATAAACAAGTCATCAATTATTATAGGTGTTATTAACTGTGTGGGGTATGATATAATAGTTTCATTAAAAGTTCCGTTGATACCATCCTTGTTAGTATCTATATCCATTAACTTTAACTTATCTAGTGTAGCTGTATTATATAATATTTGAATTTTAGCTTCTATTACTGTAAACGATTCCAAAAACATCGCAATATCACGTACAATACGTTTTCTTCTATTTATATCTATTCTGCTTGCCGTACCCCCAGTGGCATAACTAGTGTTTATGCCAGTAAAGATCTCGTTCATTGTTCTTATTTTTTGATATTTATTTCTAAGTATGTTCTTATAAGTATTTTCATAATTTCCTCCATCTAGTAAATCCGGTAAAGCCTCATTGATTCCTTCATCATTTACCGCATCCCTTCGAAATTTTTGCCAAGCTATATTAAGCATAAGATTCTCACCACCAGCAGGTACAAAGGGAGTGGCGTCTGGAACGATAGGGGCGTCTAAATCAGTATAAGTATCTTTACATTGTCTATTATTTTCATCATGAATATTTTTAAATATATCGTTAAGTCTTTTGAATTTTCTATTAACTTCTTGCTCTGCAGGAGTTAGAGCAGCGCCAACAACTGGATTCCCCAATAATATATTATAATCATTATCATGAAATTCAGTGAGTTTAGAAACCACATTTATTATTACTTCAGAATAATCATGCATTATTTCCTTACACTCATCCATTTTCTTTATATGTTCATCCATATACTTTTTATGTGTATTAATTTGGGTATCGTCACCATATAAATAAATAGTAGTCATATACCTATTTAAAAGATCATTTTGCTGCTTAAGTAAAATATACGGTTTTTTATAATCTTTTATAATATTACCACTTAATATTATCTCTAGTACCTTAAGTGTATATTCTAAGTTATCTGCCGAGGGAATAGCCTTAATTGCCTTAATACCGGCGATGAGTATTTCTATATATCGGTCGATATTATTTTTCATATTATCGTTCATACAATTATCTAAATTTTCAATAAGATTTTTAATAAAATTTTTATCCCGCTCTACAATCCTATTATTTATTATATTAGGTGATATGCGTAATTTTTCATTTATTGTTCTATTTTTAATGAATAACCGTATGAGGTTTGTTATATTATTGACGGTATTTTCTGGCAATTGATTATCTGGTGGGGCACGTGGATCATTTTGAAAATTAAATGTCGTTGGTATTACTAAGGATCCTGTTCCTCTTAGAAAAGTGGAAATATCCGCTGCCCAATTTATATCCCCTCGTAAATAGGATACTTTTGGATCGGTATGAACAAACTCTTTATATTCCTGAAGTATATCAATATTCTCGGCATCCTTAGGAAGTCTTAGTTGTCCCGAAACAGGATCTCTTGAAAATAACCCTCTTATAATCGGATCATCGTAATTTAAATAATCGATACTATTATTAATAGTTAATTCATCACTATATAGCTTTCGGATGTTATAATTATTAAGAAACAATATTAAATCATTTAAAATATTTAAATGCATTTCGTTTTTTTTAACATCATCCATAACATTAATTATCGAATTGATGTGGTTATCTATAAATATGGCCAGTTTTTCCCATATTTCTTTATTTAAATGAGAACGAGAATGCCCCGATAAAACAGGTCCTATTTCTTGGAGATGAATAAATAGGTCATTGGAAGCACTAGAAACATTATGAGTAACCGCAGCAGCAACCTCAGTAACAATTGAATTAACGGCAGCGCGTATTTCGGCTTCAGTAGTCGGAGCAGCCGCATCAAGAACAGCAGCGGCTGTTCTTGCGGCTGCTATTGCATTCGTTACTTCGATTATGTCGCGCGGAACTAGAAAAGCACGAGCAGCAGTAAAAGCAGGAGAACCAAGAGTAGTAAAAACTCTTTCGGCAACGGCTTTAGCCTTTGTTAAAATATCTAGAGTATTAGGACCCCCGACAGAATTAGCAGCATTAGCGGCAGCAACAGCCCTCGCAACAGCTAGGCCAGCCGCAAAGACTACAGAATTAGCAATAAGGGTGAGTTCAGTATTATTAATAATATTAATACCAAAACCATTAGCAGTAATAGCAGGAATAGCAAAATCGATAGCAGCAGCCGCTGCATCCGCAACCGCAGATGCAGCAGAAGCACCAGCGGCCACAACAGCCGCTACAGCCGCCTGAGTCGCAGCGGTACCACTGGCAGTAAAAGCCGCATTAGCAGCAATAACCTCAGCATTATTATTCCGTGCCCCCGCCACAGCAGTTATAACAGTAGTCTTAAGGGTGGTACAATTATTAATTAATGTTGCCATATCGTTGGAAATAGATAAATTACAGTATGAGTTAAAAATATTTTTAAGAGTTTTATAAGAACTAGTTTTAGCTTGTTTAAAACCGCTGTCATCTATAACTGTATTTGATTGGGGTTTTTCATTTTTACACTCTATGCTTATATTTAGTAAAGTGCTATTAAGAACTGAATAATTATAAACATCTTTAATATCCTTAATATCGATATTTTTACCATATCGTTTATAACATATTTTATTTAATAATTCTAACTCGTTGTTACTTTGATTATATAATTTTTTAACGACCTTTTCAAAAGTACATTTATGTTTATATTCAATATATCCTCGAGATCTGATATCTTTCATAAATAACGATATTCCGTAAATTCTTCTTAGATTACATGTATGTTGTATAGAATAATAATTATCATCATTCATATCGTCTGGATAATATAATTTAACACGATCATAATATTGCTGTTGCGAATTAATAGATGGTATTGATAAAGTACCTCGTAAGTTTTGGCGCACCTCCTCATAATTGTTTTCAGCTATCTTATTAAAATTACTAGTTAGATTAAAATTACTAGTTTGTACTGAATCATAAGTAGCAAGATATTCTTTAGATGGATGATTATTATTATTAAATATGGAACTATCTACATGTCCACTATATAATAAATCCACACTCCCTAATGTTTTAATATACTGTTCAGCACTCAATCTAGTATTTTTTGTTGTTTGTAATGTCTTATAGATACTGTTTTTTAGTTTAAATTTACTAAAAATATCTATAAAATTTTCATATGTGGAATTTTTTAATATATGTAAACAATCCATAAACTCTAATGTAAAACCATTGAAATGACCTATGGTTTTAATATTACTGGATATCTGTTCAGAATTAAATAAATAGCTACAATAATTAAAGCCTTTTAAAAAACAATCATTAGTAAATTCGATACGATCGTTTTTTCCAGTTCTTTTTTCTTGTAATAACTTTTTATTACATATACTCGTATCTTTTGATGGATTATTAAAATCACACAATTTATTATCAAATATATCCTGTTTAGATTTCGTAAATTCATCATTATACTTATTTAATATAGACAAAAAATTATTTTGTTTATCATTATTTTTTATGTTTATTAGAAATATATCTAATTCAAAATTATGATAATTTAAATCATCGCCTAGACTATCATAAACATTATTCTTAAATAACCCACCGATATTACACATAATACTCGAGTGTTCCTTATCCCTTACTCCATTAACTCTGTTATTCTTATTATATGTAGTATATACAATTTCTAATATATTTTTTAATAAACACAACATCGGTGAATTATCTAATTTATTCATTCCATTTTCAAGATTTTTTCGAATATTTTCAATCCAACCATTACTTCTTACGTCCGTTTCATTAACTTTAACATTATTTGAATTTAATAATTCATGGCAATATTTCATAATATTATCAATATATATATGTTTATTGTGATTACCTGCTTCCTTACGGGTTAATCTATTATTAGTTATCGTGTCCTTATCGCTTCCATCATAATCTCGTAATATCATTATTAAATTAATAATATCATTTATATGGCTTCTAACAAGTAACTTATCGCAATCATCGGGTCCGGTTAAATTAAATTTATACTCGATTTTTTCAATTTTATCAGCATTTGTTATATCGATATAACAAACAGCACATAATAATTCATAATAATTTTTAACATTAGTTTCTAAAAATAAATTAAAAATATCAATAGCCGGGATAAATTTAATATTCTGCATAGAATCTAACTTATCGTGATCAGTTATAAATCTATAATTACAAATTTCATTTTCATCATTTGGATTAATACCAAAACGAGCTATTTTATCGTATATACCTCTAATAATATACATTGTTGGTGTTTCGGGATTTTTAAATTTTAGTAATAATTTCTTAAAATCAAGGGAAATTTTTCCATTATTTTTTTGAAAATCAAATGCTAAATAAAATATATAAGAGACCCATTCATAATGTGCATCTTTATGTTTGATATTTTCCATTTTATCAATAAAATACTTAGGTTCTAATTCACACATGGATATATCGGTTTTATTTGTCTGTTCGCATCGTAAATTTAATCGTAAGTTTAAAAAATTATCATTTTTATTACATAAATAATCCAGCATTAACTTAATTCTTTGATCGTTTGGATTTCCAAAATATGACATAGCTTCATTCCATCTGTCATGTTTTATATATGGTTCTATTGAATCATTAGAAAAAGAAATATCGGCCTTATTCAATGTACCAATCGATCCATCATTTCTAAATGAAAAATTAAGATTTTGTTTCTCATAAATATAAGTAAATGATTTAATATCGCATTGTTCTTTAAGTTTATTAAGAGTAGGTTCAAGTAATGCCCCTGAATTCAACCAGTTTATACCATCTTTAGATAAAAACCATTGTTTTAAAAACATAACATTACCACCACTATTAATTTTGTTAGAAATATGAATTATCCAATTTTTGTTATATGCATCATATGGATATAAATACCCTTTATCTTCTGCATTGCGGTATTTTGATAAATAAAAATATGTTTCGTCATCTTTAGCGTTGCCTAAACCATTATTAAAACCTCCTTTTTGTGATTTTCCTGAGTAGTAATACCTATCCGATTTGATATCTGAATAAGTTTTAGTTAAATTACTTAAATCTCGCATATATTATATTATATAAAAAAAATATATAATATTTTTTTATATAATATATTTTTTGATGTTATATAATATATTTTTTGATGTTATATAATATATTTTTTGATGTTATATAATATATTTAAATATATTATATATTTTTTGATGTTTATTCATCACGGTCCAATTCACAAAAAAAATTACAAATTTCAAAAAAAAATAACTTTATGTAAAAACAACTATAAAAGTACCACTAAGTGGCGTGATGACATTTGA